CTCGTCCTGGTCAGGCTAATTCTGCGGGTGACGCCCGCGCTCTCTATCTGAAGTTGTTCAGTGGAGAAATGTTTAAAGGCTTCCAGTATAACGCTATCGCTCGTGACCTCGTTATGAAGCGTACGTTGAAGAACGGCAAATCTATGCAGTTCATCTACACTGGTCGCACCACGGCTGAGTACCACACCCCCGGAAACGCAATCCTCGGTAACACCGACGGTGCACCTCCGGTGGCTGAGAAGACCATCACCGTTGATGATCTGCTCATCTCCAGTGCATTCCTGTATGACCTGGATGAAACTCTGGCCCACTACGATCTGCGTTCTGAAATTTCACGCAAGATCGGTTACGCACTTGCACAAAAGTATGATCGTCTGATCTTCCGCGCAGTCACTCGCGGTGCACGTGCTGCTTCCCCTATCACCAAGTCTAACTTCGTTGAGCCGGGTGGCACCCAAATCCGTGTTGGCACTACTGCCAACGCATCTGATGCATACGATGCTCAGAAACTGACCACCGCCTTCTTCGACGCCGCTGCTGCGATGGACGAAAAAGGTGTGTCTCAGGAAGGTCGCGTCGGTATCCTGAACCCCCGTCAATACTATGCACTGATCCAAGAGGTCGGGAACAATGGATTGATCAACAGGGATGAACAGGGTGACGGCCTGCAGTCCGGTCAGGGCATTGTGGAGATTGCTGGTATCAAGATCTACAAGTCCATGAACATTCCGTTCTTCAGCCAGTATGGCACCAAGTACGGTACTGGTTCTGCTACCAACCCTGGCACCACCTCCCCCGGTAACACTGGCTCCTTTGTCAGCGAAGCTGTGGAAGATGCTGCTAACGATGTCACTGGCATCAACAACGAGTACGGTGAAGAAACCGAATTCGCAAACTCCTGTGGTCTCATCTTCCAGCGCGAAGCTGCTGGTTGTGTTGAAGCCATCGGTCCTCAGGTCCAGGTCACCAGCGGTGACGTCTCCGTGGTTTACCAAGGCGACGTGATCCTGGGTCGTCTCGCCATGGGCGCAGACTACCTGAACCCTGCTTGTGCTGTTGAGCTGTTCGCTGGAACTGCTACTGCACCTGCTGCATTCTGATTTATCAACCTACAGGGATCCTTCGGGGTCCCTTTTTTTTATTCATATGTTTCCTACCACTAACTCGCAGCAAGAACTTCCAGCTGTGAATCAAATTCTGCAGTCATGTGGTCAAGCGCCTGTGACTACCCTAGACCAAACCAACCCGGACGTTGCGATTGCCTATCAGACTTTGCTTGAAGTCTCGCGGGAAGTACAGGCGGAGGGATGGACATTTAACAAAGAAAGCCATATGACTATGGCAAGGAACACTGATAATGAAATCCTGATTCCAAACAACATCTTGCAGATCGACGCAACTGACAATGCAGCGAACGTTGAGCTGGATGTCGTTCGTCGAAGCGGAAAACTGTACGACAAAGCTCATCACAAATATACCTTTGACAACGATATTGAAGTCGATGTCGTGTGGCTGTTTGACTGGGTTGACTTACCGAAACCTATTGCTGACTTCATCACAGCACGTGCTGCCACTGTCACATCTACTCGTATTGTAGGCGACAACAATCTTTATCAGATGCTGCAACAGAAAGAAGCATTCACCAGAGCTATGGCTATGGAGTATGAATGCAATCAAGGTGATTACACATTCTTTGGTCACGCTGGAAACACGAATCAGTACATTAGTTATCAACCTTACAAAGCCCTAATTCGATAAATGCCTGCAGTAACTCAACGGATCGGAAGCTACCTCGGTGGTGTTTCCCAACAATCAGATAACAAAAAACTTCCAGGTCAAGTCCGTGAGTGCTACAACGGCTTTCCTGATGCCACCTATGGTTTGACAAAAAGACCTGGATTTGAACATATTGTTAATCTTGGCACAGGTACTACTTACGATGATGGTAAGTGGTTTTACATCAGACGTGATGATGCAGAAGAATACATCGGCGTCATCAAAGGAACAGACATTGATATTTGGAATGCAGTGTCTGGTGTTGCGGCAACAGTTTCTTTTACAGACGGCACTGGTTATTTGAGCGGTTCAAAGGATGACTATAAGATCATCACCATTCAAGACACCAGTATTATTGTCAATGGCAGTAAGACTGTAGCTGCTGACACTGCTGTATCGGACTCTAACTACGACTCTGACAGGTCAGCTTCTATTATTCTTAAGACTGTTGTAGCAAGTGAGACATACACTGTAGACATTACTATTGGTGGTTCTACACAATCTGCCAGCTTTACCACCTCCTCCTCATCCTCTGCAGATGACATTCTTAATGACCTTAAGACTGACATCGAAGCGATGACCGGTTCGCACGCAAACATCACAGTAACAAAACTCGCAAACGAACTAGAGCTTCAGCACACTGCAGACATGGATGTCCATGCAGAAGGTGGTATTGACAACCTGGCTTTAGTTGCAATCAAAGAGGTTGCAGTCAGCACTTCTGACTTGCCAGTGCAGTCACGACATGGACGTCTGTTCCAAATCAAACTGACAGCAGGTAACGACTCTGACTTTTGGGTCAAGTTTGTTGCTAACGATGGTGTGAGTGGTGAGGGTTACTACGAAGAAACTATTAACCCTTCAGTTTCTAAGGGTCTTGACAACTCGACAATGCCACACGAGCTAGTCAACACTGCACTGAACACCTTTATCTTTAGGCAGATTGACTATACTGACCGTCTAGTTGGTGACCTAACAACTAACTCTAACCCTAGTTTTGTTGGCAGTAAGATTGCAAGTGCATTCTTCCACAACAACCGCCTTGGATTCATTAGTGATGATAATGTAATTCTCAGTAGATCCGGTGATTTCTATAACTTTTTCTTTTCAACCGCACAGACTATCGTAGACAGCGATCCTATTGATATTAGCTGTTCGTCTGTCAGGCCTACCTCTTTGCACTCTGTGCTACCTACTGCACAGGGTGTCGTGCTGTTCTCTGAGAATCAGCAGTTCATCATGTTCTCTGACACTGGTGTGCTTACGCCGTCTTTGGCAACGATTCGTACGTTGTCCAACTACCAGACAGATAAGAACATCGAGCCTGTGGAGGTTGGTACAAACATCAACTTTGTCAGCAAGACTCCCGGTTACTCAAGGGTCTTTGGCATGGTTACGCGGGGTCAGGAAGAAAACCCACAAGTGTTGGACATCTCACGTGTTGTCAAAGAATGGATTAGTCCTGACATTGACTTCATGCTTGCCAGTCCGCAGAACTCTATGATTGCTGCTAGTGGTCAGAGTCTTAACGAAGTGTTCATTTATCGTTACTACAACGACGGTGAAAAGAATCTCATGGAAGCATGGGTTAGTTGGTTAATGCCTGGCACTGTGCAGTTTATGGCTACTAACTCTGACGAGATGTATGCCGTTACTAAGCAAGCAAATCAGTTTACCCTACTAAAAGCAGACCTAAGTCAAAGCCCTGAACAGGCAATTATTGTCAACAACAAAGGTGAGAAGGTGAACCCTTGTGTTGACCTGTACAAAAACATTGCGTCCAGTGCTGTCGTGTACGATGCAACTAACAGGCGTACTAAGTGCTACATCCCATATAAAGATGTATCTGGTTTGACGCCTATCATCGTTATTAAGGGCAACACTAGCACTGGTGACTTTGTTGAGTCTGGTTTTACAGTCACACCTGAACGTGATTCAGATACTAACGGACCTAACTCACCTGCTACAGAAACCTTCTTCATAATTCCCAACAAAAATTTGACTGCATCTGGTGAAGGTGCTCTCAACGTTGCAGGGGATGTGATTGTTGGTTTTGCGTATGACTTTGATGTAGAGCTGCCACGTACATACTTCCGACCTGAAGATAACCAGACTGACTTTACTGCAAACCTGACTATCTCACGCATGAAGTTTGCTGTTGGTTTGTCAGGCATTATGGGCTTCAAGCTCAAAGAAACAGGCCGTATGCCGTACACTAAGAGCTACACAGGTGATGGCACTACTACTGACTTTAATTTCACATCTACAGAAATTGAGTTTGTAGATAGAAACCAAGTCAAAGCCAAGGTCAACGGTGTCGCTGAAACAGATTTTACATTCCTCAGTGACACAGAAATTAGATTTACTACTGCACCTGCTGATGGTGTAGCCGTTATGATCTACATCGATGAATGGTATAACCTCAATCCTGAGATTCTTGCAAACCAATACCTTGCTAACGACGTACCTTTGACTAGCGATACTGTGTTTACGTTACCTATCCACCAACGTACTGAAAACTTTGATCTTAGATTGTTCAACAACTCACCGTTTCCTATTGCCGTCAACTCGATGATGTGGGAAGGTAGATACACTCCACGTTATTACAAGAGGATTTCATGAATAACCCGTATGAATTTAATCCTAAAGGTAACATTTTAGATGACCAGTTAGCTGTATCTGGCATCGAAAATGACATCTTTGGTTTTATTGCGGACGTTTTTACTGGTGGTGCTTACACCCGTAACAGACAAAACGAAAAGATTGCGGCAGAAAACAACCGCGCACAAGCTGAAGCGTACCAGTTTGAAGGCAAAGAACTCGAACGGGCCTACCAATACGAGAAAGAAGGCCTCAAGATTGCTAAAGCCAATAACGAACAAAACCTTTCGTTCCAAGAAAAGGAGCGACAGCAGTCTTGGAATTACGGAATGGCAATCCGTGATT